ATGAAGTACGACCATTCTGATGTGGCCTGGTCCAGCCTGAATGATGACGTGAAGCGTCGATTGCAGGAGGCTATGAACGCAGCTTATAAGGTGTTTGGAATTAGGGGACTGAAGCCTAAACCACTGAATGAAGTGGCGGTGGAGCCCTCTTCACCAGGCGCCTCATGGCGGTTGTATGGTCGTCCAGGCAAGAGAACTGACTTCAACGTCTATGCTGAAGGTCTAGCTCGTGCGGAGACGATCTTCCGTAGAGCAATGCGGCGTAAACAACCCTTCTGCCAATTGGCACCCTGTTTGGCTTATCTGCGGACGCAATTAGCAAGGCGTGGCAGTCCGAAGGTAAGGTTAGTTTGGGGCTACCCATTTGAAATCAATCTGATAGAGGGTAGTTTTGCTGAACCTTACCAGGAGGTGCTTCTTTCCCGTAATGCGCCAATACTTCCGCGAACTAAACGTTGGATCTCAATGGCGCTGGATCACGTGAAACGGAGTGGGACACCAGTTGGACTCGACTGGTCGCGGTTTGACTCAACCGTTCCCCGGTTCCTAATCCGTTTTGCGTTTGGCATCATAAAGAAGGCGTATGGAGCTGAATTTGAGGGGGTTCTTGAAATGATAGAACACTACTTCATCTTCACGCCGATAATGATGCCAGACGGTAGGACATTTGTCAAGAGAACAGGCATACCATCGGGATCCAGGTTTACAGCGCTCATAGGCTCGATTGTGAACTGGGTTCTGATCTATGCCATGACCAAAGGTGAAGCGCGTCAACTCCACACTGTGGGAGATGATAGTCTCTTCGCTTTACCCTACACGGATCGTAAGATCCGTAAGTTGCTTGACGAATGGAAGAGCTTTGCTGCGTCGCTAGGAATGGTCATCAACCCTGATAAATCTGAGATTGGGTCGGATGTTAAGTTTCTGGGACGTAGACAAAGGTATGGCTCGACCTACCGAGATCCCGGGATACTTCTACTCCATTTTATGTTACCCGAAATATCTGGGGACAAAATGGAGGAGAGGCTCTTG